GAAGAGGCTCAACAAGTGATTGCTAATATGATGTTCAATATGGGAAGGCCAAGATTGAGTAAATTTAAAGGTATGAAACGTGGTGTAGATTCTCGTAATTGGAACGAAGCGGCAGATGAGATGGTTGACTCTGCTTGGTATCGTCAGGTCACCAATAGAGCAGATAGACTAGTAGCGAGGGTCCGTTCGTTAGCATAAGTTATAAATATGTATTAAACGGAGATAAAAAATGGCAACATACACAACAACTAGAGTTATAATTAGACCCAATACAGATACCCAATGGCCATCAGAAGTGCATCCCGGTTGGAACGCTCATCTCGGTTATTTTATTACAGATTTGTCAAGAACTATAAGTAATAATGAGTTGACATTAACAAGTGTTGCGGTTTGGAAATCTAAAGAAGATTATTATGCAAAAAGGGCTGATAAAGACTCTGATTATCTTGATGAAGTTTGCATAACAATTTCAAATCAAACTAATACATATATGTCACTAAACAACATTACTGGAAAAGTTACAGAAGAAGATGGTACAGTTAGGGTCTTTAATAAGACGAATAAGACTTGGGAGTTGGAATAGAAATTAAAATCATGACGATAGTATCGACTAAAAAATATGTTTTTATTAGAGTGTTTAAAACCGGATCATCGACTGTAAGGAGATAACTAAAAAAGAATGATCCTGATGCAACTGCTGTGACCGCGATAATGCGCGAATCCGATGGTTTCACTGGGGATGGGTTACGAAGAACCAGCCATGTTAAATCCTCTTGGATCAAAGAAAATATATTTCCAAAAATGGATTGGGATTGGGATGAGTATTTTAAATTCGGTTTTGTAAGAAATCCTTGGGACAGAGAATTATCAAATTATTTTTATAACAGTGGAAAATTAAAACCCCCAGAAGATATTTCTTTTAAAGAATGGCTAAATATAAATTTAAGAAAAGACGGACTAATTGATAATCATAACATACCTCAATGTGATTATCTAACTGATGTAGATTATATAGCAAGGTTTGAGAATTATGCTGAAGAAGTTAAATATCTTTTTAATAGGATAGGTGTTCCTATGTCGCAACCACTAATGCATCTTTTCAAGACAGAACATAAACCTTATTGGGAATACTATGATGATGCAGATATAATGAAAGTTCATCAGTGGTACGAGAAAGATATCGAAATGTATAATTATGAGTTTGGAGAATAATGAAGATTTTAGTGATGGGTCTGCCGGGATCAGGTAAGAGTACATTTGCTGAACCTCTGGCCAAAAGTTTATTTGGTACATGGATCAACGCAGATCAAGTAAGAGAGAAATACGATGATTGGGACTTCTCTATAGAGGGCCGTGTCCGACAATCACTGAGAATGAAACACCTTTCAGATGGGGTGGTCATGTCTGATGGCGTTGCAGTTGCAGACTTCATTTGTCCTACAGAAGAAACACGTCTAGAGTTTGACGCAGACTTCACAATATGGATGGCAACAATAGGGGTTGGAAAATATGAGGATACCAATAAGATTTTCATAGAACCCGAATATTATGATATAAGGATTTCAAAATGGATAGATACAAACCAACTGTTCAAATGCTTGGACGGTTTCAACCGTGGCATAAAGGACACAGAGAACTTTTCAAGAGAGCTCACGCAAAGACTGGCCAAGTTGCAATAATGGTTCGACTCACTGGTGAGGGATGGTTTGATCAACCAGACGTTATTGCTGATCTTAAAAATCACGGATATGAGTATGATAAGGATTATATTATTATGCACGTTCCGAATATAGTGAATATCACATATGGTAGAGATGTTGGGTATGATATTGAGCAAGAACATCTTGGGGAAGAAATCGAATCTATTTCTGCAACAGAAATAAGAAGTAAACGAGAAAATTTGAAAGAATAAAATAATGTTTAATCATGTAGGGGTAGAGTTGCAACCCATAAAAGCAACTAACAATAACGGTGTGCGTCTATACGCAACACCAGAGGGTAACAAGTACCCATCAATCACAACGGTCCTATCAGTCCGTAACAAGAAGGGGCTGATGGAGTGGCGTAAGAGGGTAGGCAGTGAAGTTGCCAACCATGTCGCACGAACTGCTGCTAATCGTGGCACTAAGGTTCACCACATGTGTGAGGACTACCTCAACAACATGGAGTCCAATTATCCATCCAAGTGGGCAGAACACAAGAAGAATTTCTTACCATATTGCCTTTTTAGTCAATTAAAGTCTGTCCTATGCAATATTGATAACATTTATGCTCAGGAAGCAGGGCTCTATAGTGATAAATATAAGGTAGCGGGAAGGGTTGACTGTATCGCAGAGTACAATGGTGTACCGTCTATTATAGATTTTAAAACGTCAACCAAAGAGCGTAAAGATGAATGGAATGAGAATTATTACATTCAAGGTTCTGCATATGCAGAGATGTTCGGAGAACGAACTGGCATAGAAATCTCTCAAGTAGTGATTTTAGTAGTAACAGAGGATGGAACTGTCCAAGAGTTTGTAAGAGACAAACACGAATACCTTGATGCTCTAGTGGAAACCGTTGCAGAATGGAGCAAACAGAATGAAACATCTAGTAGCAGTACTGGCAGTGTTTCTGTTAATGGGTAATCAAACCTTAGCGCAAGAAACAATTCCAGAACCAGAAATTTTAGAAGACTTACCCGATTTTGTGATGGTAAATAAACCTGTGGTATGTGGACCTATAAAACAAGTTCTTAAAAAGATTAAAGAGTTTAATGAGGTTCCCGCAGCTGCGTGGATGGAATCAGAACACAAAACTGGTATTGGATTCTGGATAAACGAGAATACTGGAACAACTACAGTGGTAGAACTGGTGGGTGATAAAATGTGCATTCTTAGTCAAGGCATGAATGGAGTTCTAATGCCTAACGCAGAAAAAATTAAAGGAATGCCAATAAGGCACTTGACTTATTAGTCCCCATGTGTTATAAATAAGATACAATTTGATGATACGAATTGATAGCTGAACTGGACGTGGGGGCAGTACCCACCGCCTCCACCAAAAGGAGACTAATATGGTTAGGTCAATGATAGGGGATTCTGATGAAGAACCCTCTAGTACGAGAGGTAAGTAAGTGGATGTTTAAAGCATATATTCTTTGGAGCATATGTGCAGACATAACCTTACTTGCCGGTATAATTTACTTAGTCTTCTTTTGATGGGGGCGAAATAGGATCGACAGGCAGGGACGGATGAGTGGAGAATTGTCGGATGACTACGTTATCGGTCAAATTAGTAAATGCAAACGATAATATTGCATATCAAGATTTCGCTCTAGCAGCGTAATTGGATAGGGTTTCGGTAGGTTTCCTAGTAACAGAATAACCTACCACTTTATTCAAAAAGAGTATTGACAAATAGGCTAAAGTCTGGTATACTCTGTAAATAATGTCACTGATGAGTTTGTGAAATCCAAACGAAACACTTTGTGTCTGACAATATTGTCAAACTTATCATCTTGAAAGGATGAATTACTACATGACTACAACTACAACTACGAAGGCAACTAAGGTTATTGCCGCTCTCGAAAACGGTACTGAACTTACTGCGAAGCAGATCGCTGCACGTTATGGCGTCAAGAACGCTCGCGCTTTGGTTAGTTCCCTTCGTATGCAGGGATACCCTGTATATCTCAACAAGCGGGTCAGCTCGTTTGATGGACAGACCTACAGCAAGTACCGTTTGGGTACTGCATCACGTTCTGTGGTTGCTGCTGGTAATCGCGCAATTGCGATGGGTGTTTAACAACTAAATACCACTACTAATGGGTGATGCCATAATACATCCGCGAGGGGCCCACGGTTAGCCCCTCAACTTTTAAAGGGAGACTAAAACAAATGAAGAAACTAATTATCGGAATTGCACTTGCAACCAGTATTTCAACTGTTGCAATGGCAGAAGATAAAGCAGTTCTACCTGCTATGCCAAATATTGACATGTCCTTTGTGACCGACACTGAACGTAACACAACGAAGGAAACAACTACCACAAAATTTGGTGTTGTTGCTGGAATTAAAGGGCTTAAATTATCAGCTCTACCAAAGTTCAGCTGGGATGATGAAGAGATTTCTAATATTGAACTTGCCGCAGGGTACACATTTGATGTGGGTGATTCCTTTGGTATTACCCCTTATGGTGAAGTTAATTTTGATAATGACCTTAACACAGGTGATAAAATTATCGGTGTAAAAACACGCTATAAGTTCTAAAACTAAAGGTTATGGGGGTTCCTTTCAAAAACCCCCACTTTATTAATAAATTACAAGAGTACAAAATGTCACTGAATACCGCAAAAACATTTTCGATGGAAATTGAACGCATTGCAAATGAAAAGAATATAACTCATATGGAGGCCGTCCTTGACTATTGCCATCGTCAAGAGATTGAACCCGACACAGTGGGTCGCCTTATTTCCAAGAGTCTCAAAGAGAAGATTGAGGCTAACGCACGGGAATTGAACTTTCTTCCTCGACAGGCACAACTACCTGTATGAAACACCTTAAAGAAAATAACACTAACTATTTTATGCACCTTGCTCATGCGTGGGTAATGGCTACCGTTCTAATTATTCACGGGGTAATCCCCTGCATTTTAACTGATTGGGTATCGAAGCGTATCTGTAATGGAACCGATTGACGTTTATCTAATGTACTGTGCTATGAAAGCACACTTTGGTAAGAGCGACTATGACTTTGTGACATACAAGGGCAAGACTCGTATCAAACGCGATACCTTCTACAAACGCAAGGACAGGTCGTTCTTCGTTAGATTGGCTCGCAAGTACAAGACAGAACAAGAAATCCAGAACTACTTTGTAGCAAATTTCATCAAAGATAAGAAGGGGTATATTGCCAACTTCAATGATGAGAACTATGAGTCATGGAAACTGAAACGTCAGGGTTTCTTTGATCTGTTTGAGGTAGAGATGAAACCTCTAGTGGATGCGTTTGAGGATTTGTTCAAAATAGAAAATGGACAACATCCTAAATTGATGAAAGAGTTTCTAGGTGGCCGTGTGTCATTAGAAACAATAATCATATTGGATGAGCTGGTCAACTATGGCCCAGATTGGAATACACAATTAGAGGATGATATCATATGGATTGATTTAGATAATCTGATGAATAATTACGAAAGGTTCTTGACAATTGATCAAGAACAGTATAAGATAAGACTATTGAAACTCATAGAGGAGTCCAGTTGATGGAAGCAAGAGTAGAAGCGTTCTTTGAGGCACGGTGCCGGGAACTAGAAAACGAAGTGAAGGCAATGCAATTTGTCAACGCTGAGATGTCGGTTAAAAACGACGAACTGTCGGAGCGGGTTACCCAACTCTCTAATCGCCAACCGACTTGGCCTAAGGGTTATAAACCACAGCGTCGGTTTAACACCAGCAAGTAGATGATGTGCCGCCGTAGCTCAGTTGGTAGAGCAATTGATTTGTAATCAATGGGTCAGGAGTTCGAATCTTCTCGGCGGCACCATTTACCAACTAACTTAAAGGATATGTTTATCATCATTAAAAAATGGATTAAATTGATAAGTAAGTGGTTGGAAGGCAAACCGCAACCCAAATATCTTGGTAGGAAGTAGAAAGATAAATTATGAAAGTAAGAATGACATCACATTCTACACCAGATAACATTATTGGTGTAGATGACGCACAGGAACTCATTGCATATTGTGCAAGGGTATCCAATCCCGGCAACCAGAACAACAAAGATACGAGCGAGAAGCTTATCAAGTATCTCATTAAGCATAAGCACTGGTCACCCCTAGAGATGGTTAGTGCATGTCTGGAGATTGAGACAACGCGGGATATTGCACGACAGATTCTACGTCACCGCTCGTTCTCATTTCAAGAGTTCAGTCAACGGTATGCAGACCCTACCAAGGATTTGTCTTTCGAAGCAAGGGAAGCACGTCTGCAAGACCCCAAGAATAGACAGAACAGTGTTGAGTTGGATTTTGATATAGAAAGTCAACGCCGTCTTAATGAAGACTTTCGTATGAAACAACACGCACTATGGCGAGAGTCAGAAAAAATATACAATTGGGCAATTGATAATGGTATCGCAAAGGAACAGGCTCGCGCAGTGCTTCCAG